CTACTTTTGGAAGTTTGGTGTAGACAAGGGTACACGATTTGTCGTAAACGATTTGAATGTTGGTGCTACAGAACGTGCTAAGTTCCACTGGAAGAATACTCCACGTGGCACCGACGACCGTGGTACACATACAGTTTACGTATTGAGCAAGACTGACAAGACTAAGCCAATGTTGCTCAAAAAGTTCTTTGCCGCTATCAACAATCCTCCAGAAACTTGGAAGACTGATGCTAGCACATTAAAGCAGAAGGAACGTGCTACTGGCAATTTGAAAAACGTAACTGTACTGAGTTTACAAGAACGTAATAGTGGCGGTTACTATCGTAGCAAGGAAATGGTTTGGCGTGATGCTGGTAAAGCTGACAGTTTTGATGCTACTAAAACTTACTACTACTTGCCTTTGAGCGGATTCAACCCAATCAGCAAAGTGTCAAATGGTTTTGATGTTAAGCGTTTCTTCAATGACTTGAAAGACTGTGGTATTGAAACTTTGCGTAGTAAGACAATCTACGGTGTGCGTAAAGGTGACATTGAGTTCATTAAGACTCAACCAAACTGGATCAACATCGAAGATCATATTGCTAAAGAATTGAGCTCAATAGATAACAAATTAACTATGAGTTTGGTGCTACAGGCTGTTGACAATTTTAACTTGTTACAGTATAATGATAACATTGTTTACAACGTAGAGTCTAAAGACAGTCCTTATGTTAAATTGGTAATGCAATTTAAAGGATTTGAAAAGATTCGTTACAGTGAACAAAGTTTGAAGAATTTGTGTCGTATGTATGCGTCGAATGTAACGTTCAACCCACAGGACACAGTCGACACGTTTATGGCACAATGTAAGGTTGTCTATGAGCGTTATCCATTGTTGCAGTACTTGCGTTCTGCTCCAAATCAAGAAGTTGGTGCGTATATTAATTTGATTGACACACAGAAAGGTGTAAACTAAAATGGCTTATCCATTCATTATCCAAGGTAAAAATATTGTTGTTGTAATCGGCAACAAGAGCCACACAATCAGTTCAACCCACATTACCTATAATAAGGTTTTGGATGCCATTAAAGCTGGCGATTGGGATACTGTTAAAGACGTAATCGAGCCTAAGAAAGTTGTGCTCAATTACGGCCAAGGCAATGTTAGCATTCAAGGTGAAACATTGTTCTGGAAGGGTGCTGAAATGCACACAAGTTTGAGCAAGCGTATGATCCAAATGCTACAGGACGGCTTCCCAATCGAACCGCTTGTATTGTTTATGGAGAACTTGATGAACAACCCAAGCTACCGAGCAGTTAACGAACTGTATGGCTTCTTGGAAAAGAACAGTTTGCCAATTACTCCGGACGGTTGCTTCCTTGCTTACAAGAAAGTTCGCAATGACTACATGGACATCCATAGTGGTACATTCAACAACTCAGTTGGATACATCTGTGAAATGGAACGTAACCAAGTAGACGACAACCAAAACAATACTTGTAGTTCTGGTTTGCACTTCTGTTCAAAAGAGTACTTGAACCATTTTGGTTCTGGAGATAGCCGTACAATGATTGTTAAAATCAATCCTGCGGATGTTGTAAGTATTCCAACTGACTACAATAACAGCAAAGGTCGTACTTGCCGTTATACCGTAATCGGTGAATTGGGTGTAGAAGCAGAAGATGCATTTACAGCACCAGTACAGGAAATGGCTAATATGCCTGCTCCAGCTGGTACACAACCTGACTACACAGCTCAGTGGCCTAACCCACAAGTTTAATCGGAAAGAATTGAAATGACTTATTTTTTGAAGAACGGTAATACGTTCCGCATTAGTGCTAAAGAAGCATTGGACTTGCATGAAGAATTGCCTGCGGGCAATTACATCATCAAAGAAAATCCAATGAGTGGAGAACTATTCCTCGAGCACATTGGTGACTTTGAGATTAAAGGCAAGACCTATGGTGACCATACTCGTAATGCGGATCGTATTTTGCGTACATTCTTGGATCGTCCGAATACAACCGGTGTAATGCTTACTGGCGAAAAAGGTTCTGGTAAGAGTCTTCTAGCTAAGGCTGTTTCAATTGATGGTGCTAAGAAAGGCATTCCAACTATTGTTATTAATGCTCCATTTCACGGTGACAAGTTTAACAGCTTTATACAGACAATTGAGCAGAGCTGTATTGTATTGTTTGATGAGTTTGAAAAGACTTATAACAGTGACGAACAGGAAGCTATCCTTACACTATTGGATGGTGTGTTTCCTAGCAAGAAGCTGTTCATGTTGACTTGTAACGACAAGTGGCGTGTGGATCAACACATGAGAAACCGCCCTGGTCGTATTTACTACATGATCGATTTCAAAGGTTTGGACGGACAATTCATTCGTGAATACTGTGAAGATAATTTGACAGCCAAAAAGTACATTGATAAGATTGTACAGATTGCTAGTTTGTTTTCACAGTTCAATTTTGATATGCTCAAGGCACTTGTTGAAGAAATGAATCGCTACAACGAAGCTCCTGAAGAAGCACTCAAAATGTTGAATGCCAAGCCAGAGTTTGATAGCGGCGGCAACCGTTACAAGGTTGAAGTTGCTCTTAACGGTGTTCCTTTGGAAGCTACTGATTTGAACAAGCAGGAATGGAAGGGCAACCCACTCCAAAGTACTGTTCAAATTAACTACAAGGAATACGAGAACAACACGTTCGGTGCTATTGCTAGCGAAGACAACGAATGGGAATGGGGCGATTTGCGTTTCACTCCACAAGAGTTGAAGAAAATTGATAGCGATGGTGGCAAGTTTATTTTTGTCGACGATGAAGGTAATGCGCTTACACTTACCAAAATTGTCGAGAAGCAGACTTACTACTACGACGCTTTCTAAACCGTTGTAAAAAAGCAACAAAAACCCTGTTGATTCATGTTGACAGGGCTTTCTTTTTTTGCTATAATATTAGTATGAAAAGTAAAAACCTAACAGCAATTCGAGAAATATTTGAACAGTTGGGCTACGATTGGGTAGAGCCTTATAGCACGACTGAAGGCGCAATTAATAGAGGCGAAGTGGGCAACCACAGAGGCTTGTACTACATTTATCCTGAAGTAAATTTTTACTTTGGGAAGGCGGCGACTAATACTGTAATCAATCGTCACCAAACACATCGTCCTAAATTGGATGTTGATTTGGCTACATTGTACAGTACGCCAGTTGAAAAAGTAGAACCCAAATGGATGTTCCCAGAAGGTTGGAAAGAAGGTGTATGTAAGTACATCGTTGAAGGTGTGGATCATATTCCTAGCCATTATGTTAAAATTGGAAAGAAGTTGGTAGCACCTGGTGTGCTAGACTTTCCAGTAAAGCATAAGGTTGATGTAGATACACTAGAGGTGCTAGTTTGGAATTTGGATCATTTGACTGCCAAACAAATTAGTCAAATTGAAGAGGCTGTAATTCCGGTGATTTGGCCTTATTGTAATAATGAGACGTATAGAAAAAGAAAACGAGAAAAGAATGTATAAGGTAATTTGGGAAGACAATGAAAAAGAATTTGATAGTTTGAATTCGGCAATGGACTGGGCTAAGACTTTAGACCATTTTGTAAAGATTTCAGGCGGTGAATTTGAAGTAGTTGGTAAGTTTGGTGCTGATAGCATTAAGGATGGTAAGTGCCCAGATGGTGTAGATTACACTTGGATGAAGCGGAGAACACAATGAACGAACGAATTCAAAAACTTGCTGAACAGGCTGAAGAATATGCGTTTGACGAACTAAACAAACTTCAAGGTCCAGTTGAAATGAGTATCAGTAGACGAGTATTTGAACAATCGTTTAGAGAAAAGTTTGCCGAGTTGATTGTTGCAGAATGTGCTGACCTGGTAAAAGCCAGACTAAATCATATTCCCGATAATCAAGATGATTGGGACGGACACAATTACGGAGAAACTGCCGCAGTATATGGAATATTGGACACATTCCAAGAACACTTTGGTGTTGATTGCGACCCCGAGAACTCTAAATTCGGAGTTGAAGAATGAACAAGTTTGCTGTTGGTGATGTACTGGATGTGAGCCAAGAGTTTGCTATCTATCGTGAAGCCATTGTTGAAGATGTATTCACTAAAAAGAATGGTAGTGTATATGTGAAGGTTCGTGGAGTGTTGGCTGATGGCTCTTTGTCAAAGAAGCAACACGATGTATGGGAAGATGCCGCTGGCGTCTCAAAGATACGATAACATTTTGGAGTTGAATGATGTTTCCTAATTTGAAAATTATTGGTCGTGGCACTGACCCCAATATCAACAACCACGCAACAATTGCCTTGGACAAGAGTGTGCTCGGTGGTCTTGACCGCGATCGGCCAGCCGGTGGTTATCCTGCTGGCCAAGAACAAGCCATTGCTGAAATGCGTCAACGAGTGGCAGAATACGAAACCCTACACGGAGAAGTAAAATGAACACCAAACAAATTGAAATACTCGAAGATCAAGCCAGTCTGTATGCCAGTCGGCAAACAACTGACCCAGATGAATGGGAATTTATTTTCCGTAAAAAGTTCGCCGAGTTGATTGTCAAGGAATGTGTTGAACAACTGGTCAAAGAAGGCGATGCTTGGGAACAATTCTCTCGCAACCCTCCCGAAGGCCAAGAGACTAACGCCGGACACGCATTGTTTGCCGCATACAGGTTGAAGGAAGATGCTGTATCTAGATTAGAAGAACATTTTGGAGTTGAAGAATGATATTAGAAGATTTGGAATATATTTTTAAACCGCAGATTGAAGAAGGTACAACCAAGTTGTATTTTATGTTGATTGATGGTGCTGACTTAAAAGAAGTTTATCGCCATCCTGCCAGTGACATGGCCAGTCTTGTGCCCATGTTGGATAACTTTCAATACGATGGCACCGAAGGTCGTATGCCGAGATTTGTACAATGAACGAACGAATTCAAATACTTGCCGATGAGGCTTTTAAGGGATTGGGAACCAATCCTGTCTACGCTACTGCAATGATTTACGCAAGCAAAGAGTTAGAAAAGTTCGCCGAGTTGATGGCTCAAGAAGCGGCTGATGTTGCCTACAACACTTACTGGAACAATCCCGACAAGGTTAGAGGAGCACATCTTAAACAAGCAATCAAACAACATTTTGGAGTTGAAGAATGAGCTTAGATGTAGATTTGATGGTCACTCAACCCACTAGTGTGTACAGTGGAAACATAACACACAATTTGGGTAAGATGGCTAGTGAGGTAAAAGTAGGTATAGGTGCTAAGATAGACCTATACACTATTTTGTGGCGTCCTGAGGAACTTAATTTTAAGTTTGCTAGGGACATCGCAGACTTGTTGGATGAGGGGTGGAACATTTTGTTAAGTGATCCAGAGAAGTTTAAGAAGTTTAATCCTGAAAATGGATGGGGTAGCTACGAAGGTCTTTGCGACTTTGTCTACAAATACCGTAACGCCTGTTGGGATAATCCTGACGCAGAATTGAGTATATCACGATGAAAATGTATATTTGTATTAAAGACAGTACTCCAGTGGGCATGGCAATGAATGCCGCGGCCCATGCTGGGCTTATGTGCCATTTGAAGTACAGCGAAGATGCCGATTATCAAACATGGCTGGACACTAGTTTTAAGAAAGTAACTTGTATGGTAACTCCAGCAGAGTTTGCTATGCTTAAAGAACTAGATGACAATTTGATTGTGACAGAAAGCCGAATGGACAATGCTGAACTGGCAGTTGTGTTGTGCCCACGTCCAGACCATGAATGGCCTGAATTCGTTAACCTACTTAAACTTTGGAAGTAAAATGAAAATTCGTTTTGATAAAGACACCATGCCCGATGAACTGTACAATGCGCTGTTACAGCATTTTGTAAACGAAGCAGTTGGGTTAGGAGTAGAAGTTAATAAGTTTACCCAATTTAACAACTGGGTAGTAGAATGTGAAGTAGACGCAAAAGAATCGATTCATTAAGGAGGCATTATGCCGTGGATTCAAAATTGTGCGGCAGATGATATTCCAAAAGGTTTTCATGTCGCAGTAGGCGAGAATAGTATGCTGATCCAAATTGCGGATCCTGCTAGCTGGTTTCCTACACCAAAACATCAGTTCAAAGAAGTACATCGTTTTGAATTTTTGGACGTGGAGGAAAACGACCATGTTCTCGAAGAAGAAATGAAGTGCAGTCAAGAGCAAGCTAATCAACTTGTGGCTCTTTTACAACACGCACTCGAAGAGCGCATGGATGTAATTGTACATTGTTTCGCTGGTATTTGTCGTTCTGGAGCAGTATGCGAAGTGGGCGTTATGATGGGCTTCAGTGATACAGAGCGGTTTAGAAGCCCTAATCTGCTCGTTAAGCACCGTATGATGAAGGCCTTGGGTTGGACATACGATCCTAACGAAAGCCCGTTAAAAGACGATTGGCGCCGGTTTACAAACGACTGGTAATCGTCGTTTAAAAACAACACTTAGCATTGACGTTCTAGCAATCTGATTGTATAATTGATTTAATAACAGAAAGGAGCGGAGTATGACTATGGTAGTTGCCAAATTCAAAGACAGATGGGTACAAATTGCCAAGTTTGCCCGTGACGTTAAATTCAGTGACGAAAAGGATTGGTTCATGATCGTTGTAGATTGGGAAAAGCCTTTTCGTAAGAGAGAACAGTTTAAGTGGATTCCTGCTTCAACTCGTTTTGAAGAGGTTAAGGAGTTTATAGAATGAGAACATGGGTGACAAGTGATTTGCACTTTGGGCATAAGAACATTATGAAGTTCTGCCCACAAACACGAGCCCGTTTCAATGATGATGTCAGCTATATGAACAATGCTATGGTAGAAGAATGGAATGCGAAAGTTGCTCCAGAAGATACCGTTTACATTTTGGGAGATGTAGCATTCATGTCGGGCAGTGATGCTGGACGTATGATTAATCGTTTGAACGGTACAAAGATTTTGATCGAGGGTAACCACGACAAGAAGACATTGAACGATGTAACTTTCCGTACAGCATTCAAGGAAGTACACAAGTATTTGGATGTAAACTATGATGGTCACAAGATTGTCATGTTCCATTATCCAATTAGCGAGTGGGACCAAATGCATCGCGGAGCATTACACTTTCACGGACACTTACACGGTGGCCCAAGCGGGTTGGAAAAGTATCGTGCGTTAGACGTAGGTATGGACTCAACTGGTGAAATTGTAATCTCAATGGAACGTGCTATCCGTTTGATCAAAGATAATGTAATTAAAGGACATCATCA